AATCATTCTGCAAATAAATATTGCAGAACACTCGACCACAATAAATTATGGGAGCATCTCGTTCAGATACCAGGGTCTTAATAGATAAGCCAAGATCAGATACAACTTCATTAACAGTTCTTTCAATACCATCCAAGCGGGATGATACACCATCATCACCACAATATATACCCAAATTATTATAGGACTCACGTGCATTCCTGCCAGTCTTACGCAGCGCACAATACATTATATACGCATTTATTAATGTATTTCCATCCGTTGTTATAGGGCTACCACTCCGGGTCCCGAAGCCAGGATTATAAACCTGACCTGATGATGTACGGGCCCGTTGCATAAACACCTGATTTATCCAATTCGACAATTCAACACGATGCGAATCCCTGAACGCACGCAAATACGTGCCCCTTACTACATTATTTTGCAAAAACTCCGATATGGAACCATCAAACCGCGCATAATCGGTTTGCAAAGATCCATTGTTAGATACAACTTCTCTTAAACGATTACAAATCTCTATAGGCGATTTTCCGGGACCATACCAATTGCAATTCGATAATATACTGTCTTTAAATACATACGTAAAGCCAGACATTAACGTAGTCAATTCAGGTGAACAGGTGGTTATGTTTCTAGGATGATTGGGTGAAGCGTATGGTTCCATTTTTACAAATGCAGCCAAACGGTTCACACTAGTGGTAGACATTGATGCTTCGACAAAACCAAATCGTGCACGTTGACTTGGATTACTTTGTCTTTGTCGAACTATGTCGACACAGTAAGGTGTTAAAGATGTACCATCAGGTACAACCATCTTTACAAATTCCTCCGCATAAATCCGATAACAATGATTGTGAGGTATGATGTTATTTCTAACATCAATAACCCTTCCCTTTATGCATTGATAGTCAGAATTAAATGTTCTGGCAGCAAAAAGAGCGGGACTTGTCACTAAAGGCGAAGTTAATATTACACCAGGTTTCTTACCGTCTTCGGTTACCATAGGGCTAGTAGGTTGAAAATACGTAGTCAAACTATGGGTTGGTGTAACATTTGGTTGTATAGGTTCATCCAAAAAGTTATTAAACAATAATGCAGCCGTCTCTACGGCATTTTCATGTTTCGAGTTATTCAATATTCTCTCTATATCAGCAATTGTTGGTGGAGAGGTCTTACAATACAAACGTTTTCTTATTACTTCATATAAACGAGCAGTAATAGATACAGACTGATTTGAGCCATTGACACCAATGGACAGTAAAT